AACCTGTGGGGCCTTATATTAGGAGACTCGACTCTCACACGTAAGACTACAGCTATGCGTCTTGTCATTGATTTTCTTGTATCGATGGACAAAGATATGATCGTAGCTACTGATGGTTCTGTTGAGGGTTTGTTGGCCGCTCTTGGTGATAGGCCTAACAAGGTATCGATGTTCTACAAGGATGAGATAAGTGGATTCTTCAGCGCCATTAATAGACGGGATTACCTCTCTGGAATGCCAGAAACACTTACCGCGCTCTACGACGTTCCAGCAGTCTATTCACGAAGATTACGTAAAGAAACTATCCACATCGAAAACCCAGCCTTTATCATGTTCGGCGGTGGAGTCAAAGATAGAGTCTACGACAATATCACTGAGGAATATGTTATCTCGGGATTCCTTCCGCGCTTCTTGGTGGTTAGCGGGGACACTGATACAACCAAACTCAGAAGAATGGCAAGACCTAGCCAAGAAAATCTTGTCGAGCGTTCAAAAATCTATTCAAAGTTCGGAGATATCTTCGAGCAATACGGAGCAGATGTTATCACAAGAATCGGTGGACAAGAAATGCGAATGGCTCCTAGAATTATGGCTGACCTTTCTGATGGAGCCTGGACAATGTACGGCAATTTTGAAGAGCAGTTACTTGGTGTAGCTCAGGAGGTAGCCAATAGTGATATGGCTCTACCTACCTTTGAGCGCCTTTCTCGTAGCTTGCTTAAAATGGCTATGATTCTCGCTGCTAGTCGTCAGTATCCTGATAAAGATAATCAGATTAAAGTTGATGAGAATGATATAGTCAATGCCGCTTGGTACGTTCAGAATTGGGGCAGGTACACTGTCGATCTGATTCTGAATGCGAACAAGAGATACACTGAAAAGATTCTCGATAAAATTTTAGCAGCAATTCTTAAGTATCCCGGTATCCCACGAAGCGATATCACGAGACACTACAAACTCAACAAAAGAGAAGCTGATGAAATCCTGGCTACTCTGGAAGATCGTATGTTGATTAGAAAAGAACAGTTCGGACGTGGTTGGAAATATTGGGCAACTTAGGGAGAAGTTGTATATGGTCGTTGGTTTATCAGGTTTATCAGGTTCCGGTAAAGATACTGTCGCAGCCTATCTAATCAAGGAACATCAGTTTGAGCGAATTGCTTTTGCCGATAAAGTAAAGCAATCTATTGCTCGCACGTTCGATATCCCATTCAGAGAAGTTGAACAACTCAAAGACGATGAAACTGTTTACGTCGCGTTGGGATATAAAAACCAACCACAGGGAATGGCTGAAAGAGCCGGCATTAATCATATGTGGTCGCCTATTCGTGAACTTACGTTTGGTGAGTTTATGCAATACTTCGCAACAGAAGGACACCGCGATGTATTTGGACAATACTTTTGGGTCGAACAATGTTTGCCCTTGGACGGATTCTACGCCGGACGTAAGATTGTTGTCACAGATGTTAGATTTAGAGAGGAAGCTGAACGGATCAGGGCATTGGGTGGAGTTGTTGTCAAGATCGTATCACCAGTTCCATTCAAACCCTCACCAAGACACAATGAGCACGTATCTGAGGTTCAAGCCGACCTTGGATATATCGCACATCGAATCGACAACAACGGCACTATAGATGATTTGATGGTTAAAATAGAAGAAATGTTGACCAATCTCGTCGCTTCTCAGATCGACGAATAGGAGACACATGAACACAATACATTGGCATACACCCGAAGGATACAAGGTTAGTTCTTACTGCACAAGCTGCGGTAAAGATTTTTCACATGACGGTTTGTTCGATCGTCACAGGATTGGTACGCATGAATATACATATAGCGAAGGTCTGAAACTTGATCCTCCTAGGGTGGATGGTCGTAGATGTAAGACTGAACAAGAAATGATGAAATCTGGAATGAGAATGATGACTAAAGAAGAAATGCTTGGTTCTAGGCGTCATGCACATAGAGTCGGATTTGGAATAGAAATGTGGTTTGATCCAGCTGAACTTGCTAGAATGAGAGAGAATAGAGCATAGCATATGCTATCTATTCCATGCTCCCGCTCCGTATTCCGCCGCTGTGCTATACTGTCAGCGGGACAGGCAAGGTATCGAATTTGCGGGCGGTGCCGCTGTACGGCGTCCTACGGGCGTCCTACGAGGTGTCACTCCTGAGCGGAGAGCGTAGGATCGAGAAAGTGACAAATGTTACATGACTCCTGGCAAACACTACAAACAATGAGAAATTATGACAGCTAAAGCACCCTTCGCATTGTGTGATACGTGCCCATTTAAGGATAGAGGCATGGCTAAAAGTACTGGGCCAGGGGACGCTAAGATTGCGTTGGTGTCTCGTTCGCCTGGTTATTACGATGTTCTGAATGGTAAAACATTTGGTGGCCCATCGGGTAAAGTGCTAGATCATCTGCTTGCTCAACAGGGTAAGACACGTAACGATGTTCTAGTGACTAACTTGGTTCTATGTCAGAGTGATGGGCCAGAAGATAAAGGATGGTCACTCGCAGTTCAATGTTGTAAGCCTAGACTTGAGAGCGAGATTGCTGATGCCGACACAATTATCGCTGCGGGATCAGAAGCGGGTAGAGAAATTGTTGATAATTTTGCTAGCATTGGAGCTGATAGGGGTTATATCCATCATAGAGATAGTCCTGCTAATCCCGAAAAGCGACAACGTGTTGTTGTTACTAACAATCCTGTTGTTGTTCTTCGTGACGATGCTACTTATCCTGAACTTGTACGCGATTTTCGACTTGCTATCAATCCGCTTCCGCAACCGAAACTCCCAGAAGTCAAATGGATCGATGACGTAAACGAGGCTAAGAAGCAAGCTGGATTTATGATCGATCATATCTCTGGACTCAAAGATGTTATCATATCTACTGATATTGAAGCGAGAGGAACGGAAAATGTCAAACGTTCAGGACTTAGACATACGGCCGAAATCGTTTGTGCTGGATTTTCTATCAGATCAGAACGGGCTGTCGTATTCGGTGAAAAACCCTGTCTCGATATCGTATTTCGAGATAGCTTTCTTAAACCACTTTACGAAATCTCTGGGGCCAGATATCTCTGGCATAATGGCAAGTACGATATCAAAGTATTACGCACCAAGGGCATCAATGCTAGAGTGGACGAAGATACTTTGCTCTTATCCTGGTGCCTCGATGAAAGGCCAGGTAATCCTGAATCTGGAGCAGGCGGCCATTCATTAGAATGGCTATTGAAAGACGAGCTAGGCTGGCCTAGGTACGAGCCTTACTCAGTTAAGCATTTTAAAAGAACGGGAGAACTGCCTACATCAGAGACGAGAAAGGAATTGTACGTTTATAATGGAATGGATTGTGGAGGCGCTTTATCACTTCTCCCTGTCCTCATCGCAAAGGCGCAGGCAGATAACGTCTACGAAAAGCCGTATAAATCTCTACTCATACGACTTTCCGAAGCATTCACTAAAATGGAATTGCAGGGAAATATTTATGACGTTGATGCTGCTTGCGATATCCTTGAAGGAGAAGTTTGGCCCAAGCTTTATGAACTTCGTAGACAAGCACGGCTGGTAAGTAATAAGCCAAAGCTTAATCTCAATTCGCCAAAACAAACAGCGGAGTTGATGTATGATGGATGGGGACTCAAACATAACCTCAAAAGACCAAAGATCGAAAACAAAGGCAAAAGATCAACAGACGCCAGAGTCAGAGAAGAAATCCTTAGAGGAGACTTCGCAATATCTAGCGGAGTATCTCGTATGGCCGTGGGACAGTTCACCGATCTTTTTGACTCGTTCAAAGAATTAGATAAGCAGAGGGGTACATATCTTGAAGGACTCGTCCTCAAACGAAGTCCAGATGGACGAATTTATACTGTGTTCAATATTCATGGGACAGAATCAGGTAGAGTCAGTTCGGCTAATCCGAATATGCAAAATATTACCCGACCAAAAGAAGGTTTGCCGAACATTCGTAGAACCTTTGTGCCTGACCCCGGCTGCGTATATGTATCTGCCGACCTTTCTCAAGCAGAGTTGCGAGCTATTGCAGTTCTCTCAGGTGACAAAAATCTTAGAAACATTTATTTGGATACCTCCCGCTCTTTGCACAAAGAAGTTGCTTCTCAGTTTTATGGAGAAAATTACAGCTACGAGCAGTACGTCAGAGCAAAAAACATTAACTTCGGAGTAGCGTATTGGCAGAGCGCATTCAGCTTTGCACAATTGTATCATATGCCTGAGGAAGAAGCACAAGCATACATCGATTTCTGGTGGGAAAGATTCCCACGAGTGAAAGAATGGACGAATGAAATTAAAGATGAAGTTCTTAATGTTGGCGAACTCCAAAGTCCATTCGGACACAAGCGAAGATTCTATGTCATTCCCGCCGATTACTCAGGAAAACTTCACGTCATCAAAGAAGGAATTAACTTTAAGCCTCAAAACATAGCGGCTAATATCACGCTTTGGTCACTGATCCGTCTATGCGAAAATATCGATTGGCGGATTATGCAGCCTCGTATCAATGTGCATGATAACTTGGTGTTCAATGTCAAGGAATCTCATATTGATGAAGCCGCTCAAACGATCAAACACTACATGGAAAAGGCCCCACAGGAGATCATCGATTGGTCGTTTCCATTTAAGGCTGATGTAAGTGTTGGTTACAGTTACGGTGACCTAGAGGAACTAAAACTATGAGTGATCACTTTTATTTGTACGCAATTACATTTGATGAAGAAGTATTTGGTGTTTTTTCTACACGCGAAAAAGCAGAAAAGAATTTTGAAGAACAGATTGCGGGTAGCGGGCCTGCATGGGAAGATTGCAAGATCGTAAGATGGAAAATTGGGGGTATTCCCGAAATGGAGAGGGGTACTATGACAGGGTTGAAAACTTCTGTTCTGCACTTAAACCCGAATATGCAAGAAACCTATCGCCCAAAAGCTGTCATAGATAAAATCAATGAAGTGATTGATCAGGTTAATGAACTGACAGCCCGTTACGAAGCTCTTAAGGAAAAGCAGAATGCCGCCGGAGCTGAGTGAAACTCCTAATAATGAGGGTCACGATGCTCTTATGCAAGCTCGCTTAGAGAAGTCCTATATGAAAGATTATGACGGTTCGCGTCGTAGATACGCTGATGAAGTAAGTACTAGCGAGGCTCTACGTAAACGTCGTAACGAATGGTTGGCAACCCGAAATGGGCACGCGAGCATTAACTGAAGCGCAGTACCAACAACGCTTAGAAAACGTGGCTAAAATAGCGGCAACAAAACGAGCCAAAGAAACTTGCATACGCGGTCATAATAACTGGCGTATTAAAAAAGACGGTTGTCGTGTTTGTAGGGTTTGTCATAGAGATCGTAATTGGTACGGTAGACGTGGACTCCGCTATCAATGAAAATGACCTACGTGATGCGTAAGCTGATTAGAGAAGAACTGAGTAAAATCCAGATCGGGAGATATCGTAGAGAGTCCAGAATGAACTTAGATGGATCAACTCGACCGATAGACAAGAAGGCGAGCAAATTTAAGAGTGAAAGTTCTAGCGATTGACCCAGGGGTTACTACTGGTTTTGCACAAGGCAGAATCAGCGAAGGACATTTATATTACTATGCTTTCCAAATTGTCGATGATGTGGACGACCTGTGGAGACGTTTGATTGCGTTTGGGCCGCGACACATTATCATCGAAGATTTCGAGTTTAGGCAGGGTAAACAACGAACTGGTATTAACTTGTTCCCTGTCCAACTCATAGGAATCACACGTTTGTACGCGATGATTGGGGACGTACAATGCGCGGTACATATACAAAAGGCATCATTTGGAAAGGCATACTATTCGGATACTATCCTAAAATCGAGTTCGCTTTACAAACGTGGAATACCTCACGCGATGGACGCATCAAGACACTTACTTCAATGGTTTACGTTCGGAAGCGGTTATCAATATAACGGGGGAAAACGTGACTTCGCAACCAGACTTGACGAGTGGCCGCGCGACTGAAATTCCGTATCATCTTAAAGTTTATTTCAGAGATTACACACCTATCTATCGTAGACCCGAACAGCCGATAGAACAGGCTGCTATAGGTGTAGTAGAAATTCCTGGCTGGTTGTGGGCAGATTATCACGAAGCTTTGAACAGGTTTGAACGTCTACAGCAGGCTATGGATAGATTTGACCCTGAATTTAAATGATCAAGGTTAAACTGCGGAGCAGGCGGCGAAAGGAGGCATGAACCAGATAAATAACTAGCAATACCACCGCACATACTCGGTGGCATCTAGTAAGCTATTGTTAGGAGACGACTCTTGCTTAAGCTGGCACTAACTTCATTAGCGTTATTGCTATCTGGAGGATCAACAGCTGATGCACAAGAAAGTAAGGCAACTGTCGCCCATAGTTGTCCTGGGTTAGTTCAAGGCGTTTATTATTACAGAGATCACACACGTTACTGGGAACACAAACTCAACTACTCCCCGTCGAAAAGTAACTTTAATGCCTCACTGATCCACTCATGTGCATACACAAAATGGGTAGCTCACAGATGGATGAAGCGTTCATCTAAGCTACGGACTAAATATAATGCATGGTTACAAGAACAAAAACGACTCCAAAGACTTTTACTTTCAGACCCAAAGGCGGCGATTTGTAGTGTATTTGGGCCATATTGTTCTCAGGCCATTGACGTAGCAATATGTGAAGGTGGTTTATCACCGAATGCACACAATGGACAATACCTGGGAACATTTCAAATGGGTGAACACGAACGTGGCACCTATGGTCACGGAAACACAGTCTACGAGCAGGCGAAAGCTGCTTACAGATATTTCGTAGCGTCGGGAAAAGATTGGTCACCTTGGCAATGTAAGCCTTGGTAACCTAAAAAGAACTAAGGGCCACCTAAGTCGGGAGAGAGTGCGACAGGTGGCCCTTAGTATTTTCGCCTAGAAACCCAGGCGAGGCTTAATATCAGAATCACGAATAAAACAATGACGAGTCCGGTCAATCCTCGCTTTCTTTTTCTTCTTCGACTGGTGTTTCGCTGCTAAAGTTAGGAACTAGCGCAAGCACGCTAATAAGAGTTACATACAAAACGGCGCGTCCCCAGAAAACAGTCCCCACAGCTGCGAGGATTAAAGTCCAGAAACCGAATGCACGTCTATCGCGTGAACTAAATTTGCTAACAAGCCAATCTGGTGGCCCGTAGAAAAATCTACTAATCATTTTTTGATACAGGTAAAGAGTGTTACTTGTCCACCCGGATGATTGATTACTAATTCACCGAACTCAAATCCTGTAGGACAGTCTGTACCACCTGCGGGGCCTGGTGGGCCTGTTGGGCCTGTATTACCTTTAACACCTTGTGGGCCTGTTAAACCTGTATCACCTTTGACACCTTGTGGCCCTTGATCACCTTTAACACCTTGCTCACCTTTTGGCCCTGTATCACCTTTTGGGCCAGTAGGCCCGGTTGGGCCACCAAAAGCATTAATAGTAGTTGTAACTACAGCAGCTTGTGAACCAGCGCTAAATGCTTGCGAAGCAAGGAAACCGCCCGCACTAGCAGCTACTAAACCAACACCAGCCAGAATACCATATAATTTTGGTTTAGGCATCATCAACCCCTATTTTATGAACGTGCTCTCCATATCCACCATATTGTTGGATTCTGTAGTTGTATAATTCTTGTGAAAATTGTTCGGCATCACGCTGAACTTTTAATAATCTGTCGTGGCATTCCATTTCAGCTTTTCTGGTTGCGTCCTTTCTGCTATATCTGATACTAAAGATAGTGGCAATTACGCCAGTGAAAGAAGCTATAAGTGCAGCTAGACCCAACCAATCACTAGAAGCGATAGCCAAGACCATAAATCACCCATTGCTTGTGCTCATTGGAGTTGGTGTCTGTGTTGGTTCTTGTTCTGGCACGAACGGTGGTTTATTGGGAATACTGAATACAGCACCGAATCCGATGATAAGAGCGATCAGCGCGGTAATCCATTCTTGTGCAGAAATACTACCATCGCCTAACGCAGTAGATATCGCTGTCAAGAATGCAACTACAGAGGCGATTAATGCTTTGGCGATTGGAGCTACTTTTTCAATTGTTGCGTTCATGTTGGTTCCGCCACTCTTACAAATGTGATTAGTCCATCCGTTATTCTACGATCACGGCGCATTACTTCACCGCCATTAGATTGGTTTCCCATGCTGGTGTTGCCTTCGATAGCTACCCATTGAGTATTATTACCACTTTCAAAGATGCCAACATGATCTGGAACGTAGTTACGATTCCAGTCATACAGAACCAGATCACCCGGCTGTGGAGAAGTTGTCACACTAAGGCCACGCAATCTGGATCTAGCATCATTGAGAATATACGGAACGTATGCGTAATAGATACCGCGCACAAAACTAGGAGAGTCTTTACCTACGTTCTGTGCGGCAGTTTCAAAACAGTACGTAGCAAACATAGCGCACCAAGGCCCAACCATGCCATACCAATCAGTGAACTTACATCTATTTGAGCCAAATGGATTTTCTTTTGTACCTAACCATTTGACGCTCTCAGCTAGAGCTAGCTGACGAATTGTTTTAGGTGGCGTTGATGGTGGTTGTGAGAAGTCTTTAGCAGCTTGATTAAGTAAGTCCACACATACCGAATCGAATAGCGGTTGTCCTGCATTTGATAGTCCCTCAGGGATTCGTGCAGAACGCATCGCATTATAGGTTTCTTTGCCTACCCAACCACTAGGTTGGATTTTCATTTGACGCTGGAAACCTGCGATTCCGGAATCTTTTACGTTGCCACCAGTCTTACCATGAGAGAATTGGTTTGAGAATGCTTCATCCCATTTGTCTGGTGTCCAATCTCCCCATCTACCGCCTCTGCATAGACCGCGTTTATAGGCTTTGTGCGCTTTACTGTTTTTGGTAGGTGTATGCCCTGGTGCAGCATCGGGTGGATAACTTGGATGCGGCAAATCAGGGCCAACCATAGGCCCACCAGGATAAGCTGTTTCCCACCATTCAGGCATTTTCTATCGGTTCCTCCATATCTGGTCTAGTCAAGCCGGTTTCTTTTTCCCATGCATCCCAATCAAACTTTTTAGCCGCTTCTACTCTTTCGTTATGATCAGCTATATTAGCCGCTAGATGTTCTTTTTCGGCTTGTTCCAACTCAGCGCGTGCTGCTTCTTCTTTTGCTCTAAGTTCCTCATCAAGTCGTTTACGTTCTCTGTCTCTTTCTTCTTGATCCATTACCTCATCCGAAGGTGGAATAGCTTCACTCATAGCTTCACCTGTGGTTGTAGAACAAAATAAGCAGAAGAATCAACAGGTTCTGCACCTGTTTGTGGGCCAATCGTACCACTTGGTGTAAACAAATGTTGGTGAAATGTGCTAACACCGGTTGTTGCGTATGTACCAGGATCAAGACCACCAAGACCACCTTGAGGTGCAGACGCCCCTATTCCTTGAGTTCTTGGTATAGTTACACTGTGACTGTGATCGGTATTTTCCTGATTTGTATATGCCGCTGTACCAACGAAAACGTGTCTATGTTTAGGTCTGCGGTTGGCTACTGCTAGACCATCATTGAAACCAAGTGTTGCTACATCAGCATGGCTACCCTTAGCAACGAATGTACGACCAGGCATATCAGGTAGAACACTAGGATAAAGAGCACTCCACTTAGCAAACAGATCAGCATACTGACCAGTTGTACCAGGCCATGCTTGACCAGTACAAATGATATAGCCAACTCTGGCCGTATTTTCTAGCGTCCAAATAATGTCGCCAGCTTGACTACCTACTCTGTGCCACGTACCACCAGCACCGTAATACATAACATCTTGGTCTGTAGCGTAAAACCACGTACCATCATTAGCCGCGTTATTCGCAGGAAGCGCAGAACGGATACCACTTTTAAAAACGTTTGTTGACAGATCAGCATAACTAAGCGCTTGTCCTGTACCTACACCAAGTGAACGTAGTGCTTCAGCCCCGGCACCCGCTCCTGTGGAGGGTTTTAGAGCATTAGCAAGATCCGCAGCAACAATAGTACCATCAATGATAGCTGCCGAGTCTACTGACCCATCAGCGAGTTCTACCGAGGTAACAGAGTTAGGAGCAAGTTCAACAGATGTAATCGAATCTGCTCCAGGGCCACCATAAATGCTGGTAACCTGTGCCCATCCTGTTCCATAATCATAGAACAGAATATACGTACCAGCACTACCGCCACTAACTCCGTCAGTGGACATATAAAAACGGCCTTGTTTACCAGGACTACCTGCGGAACTTACTGGTCTGGAAGCGAATACGCCCTGACCATACATAGCTCCGTTAGCATCCAGAGATGTAACGATATTAGTTAGATGGAGCGGAATATCCGGTCTATCTGTTCTCGATCCATCAGGATACTGAATTGCAAATCTTGAACTAGTTAAAAGGGCCAGTATTCACCCCTCCTCTCCTAACCCGGAGTATTATCGAGAAGCTTTTGATAAGTTGAATAAGTGTTGTAAACAAGCTGATACGTTGCGAAGTTGTCATAAATCTGTTGATAAGTTTGACCTTCAAGAGCTACATAATCCATAATCAAGCCGGCAGGTATTTGAGCACGAATAGCCGTACCAACTTGTCCTTGTCCTGCTGGCCTAGAACCAACAACAAACGGAGTTGCGGCAGGATTGATTTCAAATTGTACATCATCAATAAGATAATACTCACCTGCCGGAATACCAGCGCCTTGCGTAGCAAAAAATGGTACTAATGCTGTGCGATCTGGTTGTACAATTGTACCAGTAGCAGATACACGTTGCCAATCTTTAGTTAATGTAGCTGCTTTAAGAGCGACACCAGCATTAGCCTGAGCACCACCGTTTTCGTTAAATTGTATAACGAAAGAACGTCCAATACTTGTTCCGACTCCCTTGACGTTAACACTCCACGTCCATGTATTACGGGGAATCGGTGAACCAATAACAGGTTGCGGATTATTTTGTGTAGCTTGTGCAGGCCCAGCAGCCGTTGCTGTTACTCTCATACAATGAGTACCAGATATATGATCGCTAGTATCCCATAAGAGAGTACCATTATTACCAGTCCATCTGCTAATTCCGCTCTCGAAAGACGGATCAACGATTACATTTGTTGTTGCCCAATCAGCAGGTGGTGTTTCATTTTTATACGTGATAATTTGCAAATATCCCGGAGAATCGACATTTGGATTAGCTTGATTAAATCGTTCTCGCATGATAACTGTTTTATTACCAGTAAGAAATACACTCGCAGCAGCCATGATAGCCTGCGGAGAACCTCGATCCCAACCAGGCGCATCTTTAACCATGTTACGTTGTTGATCTTCGGTTAAACCATATGGTACTCTAGCGCCAACAAACTGGCCTAGCCACGGTAAACCCTCCACAGGACAACGGTTTGGATCTACAACAATAGACCAGCCAGGTGCGCCAACAACAACATTATCACGACCGAGAGTTTCAAGCAACTGAAACATTTGAGCAAACGCATTGCAAAGATGTGCAACAGGCCAATCGTACAAAGGATCGGCATATGCTAGGGGTTGCACCCTATCATACAAATCTTGTCCGTAAGTAGGAAGGCTAGGCTGCGGCATCCTCAATACCTGTAATATCGGCATCTGCAATAGTAGGCAACGGCGCAACGCCCGTAAGCGTTATATCAGCAGTACCTAGCGCAGATCCCTTTTTGTTAAATGTCAGAGAAGTGATAAAATCCACGCCTTCTGCGTTATTGATAGCTTGCGCGAGTTCCAGATATCTCACTGTAGGCACGTTTGTCCAGTCTGTGCCACCTGACACACTTCCCCAAGTTGCGGGATTGAGATATGAATGAATCGCAGCAAACACATTGGTTCTCACTGTGGCGGTTGTTATGCCGGGAAGCGCGGTTACGCGATAACTAACAGCCATAGGATTCATTGTAGGATCAATAGCAAATATTTTAAAGTTAACTTCTCTGCGAGATTGCAAATCGGCAATTAGATCAGCTTTGATACTTGCGCTAACAGGATTACCGTTCTGATCTACAGCAGCGATGGTTACGGTTCTATCATTGGTGTAAGTACCTGTGTTTGGATCATAGAGATTGAGTACGGTAGCTCTGTATACACCAGGAATTTCCTTAGCAAAGACAACGAAATCCTGTGGCAAGATAGGACGAGGAGCAAGCAGAGAAAGTTCTGCACTCAATCTATTCAAATACTCGTCATCAGTTTCGGCATCTTGTCCACCAGTAGTAACCGCAGTTAGAATAACATGATCTACAAATGTTAGAGGATCGAGAAGATCGATAGGCCCACCAGCAGTACCAAGACCAGAACCATCGGCACCCTGAATAAGTGCGCTGATATTAACAGTTCCAGTCGTGTTACCTGGGAAAATAATCAAATCGTTTGAAGTTCCAAACGCGATTACTTCTCCAAACGGGTCAGTGAGTCCTAGCTGAGTTCCAGATGGTACGGTATAACCAAGATTATCGAGCATTGTAAAGGTAACACTTGAACTAGCGGAAGTAGCATCGATAGGCTGAATATTCATCATATTCGCGCCAAACCAGCGGAAAATCGATCTAGGTACTCCACTAGCTACGTCACGAGATTCAGACGCAATTGTTGCATTGCTTTGCAAAAGCTGAACGTCTAGCTGACCATCAGAAGGCGTCCAACCAGGGATAACCGTTTGCATATAACTATATGCATCGTCTAGCAAATCGATAGGATCAGTATCGATCGGATAGACGATATAATCAAGGCTAGACATTTACACCCCCGCCTGATTGCTCAATAGATTGAACAATGTCAGTGACGAGATTATCGAATGGATCAAGTGATTGCTCAAGATCCAAGAGCGCGGTTGCGCGAGGTTCGCTGGTGATGATTTGTGAGAATAGTTTTCCAGTGTCAATTGGTACAGGCTCGAATGTTGGATCACTGATACCAAAATTCGGTGCTTCTTCTCTATAACCTAGACGTGTTCGTGCTGCCGAATACGCACAATTACGAACATCATCGAGGCTATCCTGTTCTATAATAACAGGCTTACCCATGATATATCTAAACGGTACATCAAAGTGCGGAATTTGAACGTCAGCCATTAGTCCTCAGCCAATTCTCGTCGGAATCATCGACCACTGAACGAAAGAAAAATTGCCGCCAGTAACGTTATTTTGCGCTGCTATACCGATTCCTACACCAGCCGCAAGAGAAGCTTTAAATGGGCCAATTACGTTAATTAGTGAATAACCACCCGCAACCGGAAAACCTGTCGCCATTTGTGGAGGAATAATACCACCGGGCAGACTTCCAGCCCAAAAAGCGGTATAAGCAGTTGCACCCGCAGTAGGATGACTAATTTGAGTACTAGATTTCAGAGTATATTCTCCACCACGCGGCGGTAGAATCGTAGATGCAACAATATTTGTCCAAGTATTGACTGTAGGAACATTTACGTTCGCTGACGAATAGCCTACATATTCCGTACCACCAACAAATTCCCATTTATAAGCCGAACCAGAGCCGACATTATAACGAAAATGCCACATAAATACTGGATTAGCAAACGAATCAGTGAGCAGAATTTCCATACCATCGTACGGAGTATTCCACGGTGCTGAGTTAAGAATACCAGCAGCCCCAAAAGCAGGACGTTGTGCAGTTAAATACCATTGAGTACCATCAGAAACCCAAGTACCAAGTGCGTCTGCGGCAAAATATGTAGTACCAGGAGGAACAGTATTAGCAGCAGGACGAGCTGAATAAATACCAACAAGATTTTGTTGCCCACGACCTACCAAACCAGGGCCGAGATAAATTATTTCAGCATCTTGACCAACTGAAATAGAAGTGTTTAGAGCCGCACCCGACTCTTGATATACCAAACATTCAACAAAATCGCCAACAATAAGATCTAATACAATATTGGCATTGCCATAATGTTCACGTCCTGCTACGCTAACTGCTTGAACTAATACAACTCCTTGTAGTGTGGTGTTGTTGACTCTAAAACAAAAACCACGTGTGCCTACTGCATTTGGCGCAAAAGCGGCCGCGAACGTAACTAAATATTTACCCGCAGTACGACACGTCAGACGAGTATTATTCGTCACATTATCATGAATATTATCAGTATCCCATCGTTCCCCATCTAACACAAGCGCTGTCCAAGCACCTGTTGGAATCGATTGTACAGCGGTGGTATAAGCACGCGCACTTGGCACGTTCGTCTGAATCGAAGCGCCATAGCTTAATGGCACCCATTTAGTTGTTGCGGGATCAGGAACTACAATACTCATGCGACTCGTCTGGGTTCAATGTTGAGATACGGCTGAACGATAGATTGTGCAATTGCCGCTGTCGAATAAATCTGAATAAAAACACCAGCAACCAATTGTGCGGCAGTAATAATATCGAATGAATAACCCATCGTAGCTGATCCTGAAGCATTTGCAGTAGGATTCACTTGTGTATAGCCAGCAAGAGTTGTAGCAGTTGGTGTCGTGTTCAAAAAGACACGCATATACATAGTATATACTGTCGCAAAACCCGACGCATTTCCAAAAAATGCAGCACCAAAACGAGTTACATATTCGCCTGCTCGTGGGTAAACAAATGTTGGGCCAGATGGAAGCACGAGATATATTCCAGTAGGATTAGTAGTCCACGGTGAAGCGTCAGTACCAATAACGTGTTTAGCTGTACCGCCGATATATTCCCATTTATATATACTTGAATTATTTGCGTTGTAGCGAAAACGCCATTCGTAGGTTGGTGCAGTAATTGAATCTACAAGTATGGCTTCTTGACCATTTACGGGACTAGCAGGTAACGTTGTACCATATGTAGGCGCACCAGGAGAGACGCCAGTTGCCCACGGTACGGGTGCAGTTGTCGTACCGTTGACAACACACATATAAGTTATTCCATCAGCACCGACGACAATATCACCATCATTGTACGTACCAGCGACCCAAGCACCATCATACTTAAGATCAAGTGCTCCGGATGCACTAATCCATCCAGTACCATTCCACCAATAAAGAACATTGGCGCCCGTGTCGTAATACATTTCGCCGACAACGGGCGAAGATGGTGCAGCAGAGAGTCTAGGTGTCCTAAGTCTACCGACGATTTCGGGCATATTACCCTATTATCCTACAATAGTCGTACGAATCGTATTTGCTGATTGGCTAACACCAAACGTAATTGTCACATCACCAGTAGCAGCTACAGCAATATCAGGCAAAATTACCGCTCCGGTCGCTTCAACCTGACATTGAACTATCAATCCACGTGATGCACGTAACAAATGTGTTGCCTGTGTAATTGTGATAGTGGTTCCGGCGCCGTGAGTAGCTGTAGAATAGTAACCCGACTTAGCAGTTGCAAGCATCGCATCCGTAACACCGCCGGTAGTAATTCCTACAGTATCGGCAGCAACAGTAATACCTGCACCAGCGCCAACATCAAGCGAGTTACCAGTCTTAGTTAGACCAGCACCAGCAGTAATCTGACCAGCACCAGAGAACTGAACCCATGTAACAGCAGTAGTTTCTAGTGTTCCACCCGCATCAACTGTACAAAGCCAACCAGTATCAGCTTGTGTTGTACCTAGTTCTACCCAACAATATGCGCTGACAAGTTCATTCCAAGTATCAGTATCGGTATCACGCCACCATTGGCCGTTATTGCCTGTACCAACGATGCTAACAGCATAAATACCGTTTTGCGCCACAGTCGTTTGATTCTTAACCAGTACACGATCGCCTACATTTAGAGTTACACCATCAACCACCATCGGACAGCTATTGGTAAGATTGGTGACGTTCGCAGTTGTTGCAACTCTAACCGACTGTTTGGCATCGAGTCCCTGCGACAAGTTATCAACATATTGTTTATTAGCAACATCTTGTCCACTAGTCGGATTGAGCACATTGATAATCCGCTGGAAGTTCATATTGACAGTCGAAAGCGGCGGACTAATATTATCAAGAGTTCTGCTACCAGACATAGCCTGTTGAGCACCAGTACCGATTGTTCTGAGTGAACCAGTAGCTTGGGCCGCATCAACAGTTAGAGCATCACTACCACCAGGCTCATGTGTTGTGCGGTGAGCAGTAGGTGTACGTGCATCAGTAAATCTTGCATCATTACCGGCAGCAGCCTGAGTCGCGCCAGTACCGAGAGTACGCATAGACGGTGTACCAGCCACACCATCCTTATTAGCCGCAGCAATATCAGCATCTACAACAACACCAGCCGCAATCTGTGGCGATGTTGCTGTCCCTGTTAGATCACCAGCAAGTTGGATAGTACCCTGAGTTGTAGTTGTGGCAGGTGGAGTAGCTGATGCGCCGCCTCTAGCAGATACCCATGTAGTACCATCCCACCAATAAAGAGTATTGTCGGCAGTATTATAATACAACTGCCCAGTAACAGGCGAAGAAGGCGCAGTACCAAGTTGATGCCCGCGTATATTCCGCGCCTCATATTTTGCAAAATCTAATGCATTACCGAGGGTTGGCATGGCTTAGTTTAAGTACGCCTTTCCCGAAGTCGCGGAACCAAATGTAACCGTAATATTATTGGCGTCTACGTAGAGAATACTAGGAATCACTACCGAGCCGCCAGAATCTACAACACTTACAGAAGGCCATCTGTTTAGATTGTGTGGAATGTTCCAAGTAGCTAGCGGAGTACCTTGTGTAAAAATAAATGTACTGGCTCCAGTTCCGCCACTACCACCTATTAAAAATATACCTACATCTGTAGCTTGATTATTTGATGGAGGCACTCCGCTTGCGCTAGAAGGCCCCACAGGAAGTGTCCACCATGTTCCATTATCTGTGCCAGAGCCTGTAAGTGTAAATGTACAATGATTGTTGGAATTGCTGTCGTCTTGAAGAAAGAACTTATTACCAGAACTAAGTAATGTAAAAATATTTAATGCGTCTTTTCCATTGGATAATTTTTCATTGATATGGATTTGTGTGGCAGCGGCCCAGGTACTAGCATTTAGTCCTATGTCACCCGAGTTGCTAGCATTTATTAAACCAGTAGTCCACTTCCATACGCCACTAAAATTGGCTCCCGTGCCTGTAGGTGGAACATAGGTCGATGTTTGAATCCATGCGGTAATCCACGGTACTCTGTTGTTATCAAAAACGACCAAACATTCGTCACCTTCTTGGGGAATGTTTTGATCATCTTTGAACACCCATTTAGCTGGCCCCCATTTAAGAGTAGCGTCCCATTCTGGTAGAATAACAGGGATATCTTCTTCAATGTCGTCAGGCGTTTTGGCGATAATACCACGCCAAATAGGATGCTGTTCTTCGTACTCAGGTGCTACATCACGAAAATCCATTACCAGACGAACTCTCCACCCTTTTTACGTTCGCCGTAACCTACATGAATGTGGTTAGTGTGATCAGCCAGTGTACCAGGATTGTAATAACCGTTACCGCCTGGGAGACACAAAGCTACAAACTTACTATACTGACGATTACCGTATCCAGCTGTAATAAGCTGACGTGGATAAATTGGCGGATTAGCGTCGTGTATAAGTTTGGCAACCTCGTATGTCAGTTTTCCACACTGTGGAGTATCTTCTGCAACATGGTGGCCGTTAATTTCTTCAATATCTACAGCCCAACCACCTGAGTGTCCATGTGCTCCATCATTATGATGGTCGGAACACCAAGCATACGTACCAATTTTGTAGCCCTGTGAAATCAGCCATAAAACAACTCTGATGACGTCAGCTTGAATATAAACATCATGCCCCAATGCACTACTTACCATTTGACCATTAGCTGTTTTACGAATCTGATCCAAGCCTTGACCATTTACGTCGATCCAATTACCTAAAGTATGTTGAATCAACAGATCACCAGCAAGCTTGACCATTCCACCTCTAGGAGCATCAGCAGAGCCAGCTTTACTCGTACCAGGATTATAATCATAAACAGAATCGCCGGACGTATCAATAATGTTGGTTTCTGAAGGCTCAGGCAATCTAGGCAACGGCTTCTTAAGCGTGATACTAGCCTGTGAACTGAACAAACTGCGGCTAACATCATTTACCAGCCACTTACCGTTCCAAGGCCCCATATTGATAACCTGAACAATCGAGCCTGGTGCAGCCGCCCATCTACCAACTCTAGCCGTAATACTCAGAGTAGCCGTCTTTTTGCCTTCATCATAGTCACCAGAAATTTCATCGACTCCCGCTGAGCTGTGATCAATGACAGCAGCAGGCTTTTGCTTGAAGATATCCTTATCACTCATAAAGTAGAAAATACCTTCGGAGAAGAAGGCAAACCAGTTTACTTCATCTGCCAATCTTCTGATACAGTCCCAAGTGCTTTCTGGCCCCCATTTACCACCATATTTCTGTTTGCGTAACTTTCCTGTGGGCGGAAGTCCTCGATAAAATTCGTAATCGATTTGGCCGACGGTTGCAAGATACTGACTATTATCGCTTCCATCACCAGCACCAGCACCGAACGCGGTGACGATTCTTTCGGCCTGTTCTCTATAGAACGCATACGTAGATGCGGCTCCAGAGACTTGAACTTTATCAATGAGTTCCCCATAGGGAAGATTAGGATAAGCATTATATTGTTTCAACAACTGTTCATAAAAACCGCTTCTACCATCTTTATCCGTAGCTGCTTTTGCTCCTGCATCTCTTGCCACATCACGTGAAGCAGGCCATTGTGAACGCTTACCATGCATCCACATTACCTGCTGAAAACACCCGACAGGGTTGGATAAGCCCATACTACTAAGATCAGGTGATTCAAATGCTTGGAGATTGTGGAACGTGCTTTCTACAATTACACACATTACTGCCATTACCAAAAATTTACGATCAACCGGATAACTCATTCCAGTATTCAGAATGATATTGGCGTTTTTACGCTGTTCTTCAGTCATTTTGGCGGTCTTGACTTTAAGAGTATTTTCTTTCGGAATGCCCATATCAGCTTTTTTATCAGCCGGATACTGAGTCGCAGGCGTAGCTAGCTGTGCGGCACCATCGATAGGCTGCTTTTTATGCAGTTCAGGGATATAATAGACAATAGGAACTTCAACAATTTCTTTTAACATTCTGAGAATAAACTCAGCGCGAGTCAGTTGACCGCGAGCCGTACTCTCAGACTGTTTAATAGGCTTATTATAAATACGCATGACAGCAACTTCACGATCCTCAAACGTCAGTTCGAGATTAGAAGTGCCAGATATGCGTACACCCTTTAGACGGAAAAACAGACCGTCGATTTCTACATCGTTACGAGAGCTGAGTCTACCAGAACGAAGTAGTTTCCAGTCTCTATCGATAACCGTGACAGTCAGAGTTGATGCGCCTTCCATCGTAAGCTCGATATTTGCGTCAGTGACAGCACTCTCGATATTTACTGTGCTATGATTGAGAGCAAGGTAAAGATCCAGAAGCGATACATCACCCGTCATGCCCTTAGGCACGGTTCTAGGCTTAAGCTGAGAACCTACAAGAAGCTCTCTAGCTGTGGGCTTTGAAGGTCTATTTGCTTTCTTAGGATCAGCCACTTTTGGTTCTCTTTGGAATCTTCAGAGGTTGGCCTACTTTGATTGCCTTAGGATCGTTGATACCATTGGCCCTCGCGATAAGCTTCCAGTCAGTATTTTTAGCATTTTTGTAAACACGTCTGGCTACTTGTTGAAGATTCTTCTCTCCAGCCTTCACTCTTGTGGGAGTTTGCCATCCATAAGGCGCAATAGTAGCCGGTAGATTTGCCGCAATACCTGTTCCGAGCTTCTTAAACGCCATTCTATCTTCATCGATATACTGAATGACGGTTACTACACAATCTTGACGTACTCTGCCCAATACCCCATTGAAGGCATTATCCCAAATTACGTCAGTTCCCCATTCAAGACTCTCGATTACCCAATTAACAGGCCCAGGTTTAGGAACTGCATTACCATCGATTGCGATAACAGGAGGCTCCATATAAGCTTCTGGCGGTAGAGCCATACGAGATAGACGAGCAATAGCTATTTCCTGGCTTATACTACCGTAATCAGTTCTACTGTTTGGAATCTTTCTAGGACTCCAAGCATCAAACAGAATTGGAATCTTCATACGTATTGGATCTCTACCTTGCCAAACAGGTAGTCCAACACGTCTTTGCCTAGATTGTACTGTCCAACCACCATAACCACTAGTAACCGTGACAGCCCCTTCTCCTAGCAAAACCTCCACAGGAGAGATCCCGCTGTCTTTAACAGGTTCAAACCTTACATAGTTAGATGAAGATGGTGGTTTAAGCGGAGGCTTGGGATACGTTTTAGGCGCAGGTTTCTTTGGCGCGGGTGCCTTACCTTTACCGGGCCTATGTTTACCTGGAGGATTTGAAGATTTACCTACGGGCATTACGCTTCGCAATCATATCGACAACTACTTCCTCGATAACTTTGTCTCGCAACACAAGTTGAACAATTACGGGACTAGCAACTCCACCTGTGGCGGCTGCTGCCGACATAACAGGCGCAACTTCGCGATGTGGAGTTACTTGTGATCCACCAGGCAAATAAACAATTTCTGGGCCAGACTCACCAACTACAGCAAAACCGCTAGCAGCCATAACTCCACCAGCAGCGAACTGTGGTAGACCTACCGCTCCTTCGATAAGATGCCTAATAGTTCTGTGCTTACCCAGGACTGGCAACTTATCGCCCAAATGCTCCATCAATTGGCCGACGTGTTCAAGCGGAGTTATTAACCAATCATGGATTGCGGTGCCCATGATACGCAAAAGATGCATAACTTGATTATGGAACCATTGCCATTTGATGAATAGAGTCACAAGCAATGTGATAGCGAGCAGAATCCAGCCAACAATCGGAATGCTGAAAATAGCCACTTTTATAGCCTGCAAAGCTCCGGCTTCTGCATAAGTAGCCGCTACCAATCTCCACCACGCTAGTGTACCAGCCCACAATGCTTTTGTTTGTGCCCACAGGAAAAGGATTCCAGTTTTAGTAGCTCTTGTTAGTCTAGCCGTCACAGACATATTTGCAAATTTTGCTTCTGTATCTTTTCTCATATACCAACTGCCACGAATAACAGCCTTATCTTCCAGAGTTTTCCAGAAGGTATATATTTTGGTAGCTCTTGTTTGCATGGCCGTCCAAAAAACTGATGCTTTCTTTCTGAGATTATAGATATCAGTCGCAATCGCGGCAATGAGGGTAACAGCTTTTTCAATGATAAGTAGATTGATTAGAAAACCGAGAGCATGACCCCAAACTACTGCACTACTCGCACCGTCACCAAACAATCCAGTGATCATTTTAACAGGCCAAGCTAGAGCATTCAAAATTTTCAGATCAACGTTTAGCCAATATCTCAAGTCTCTCAATGCTGTCACAAACAAATCGAAAGCATGAAGAAGTCTATGAGTCGATGGAGTCAATCCCTGATCAAGAGCCGTGACGAGTCCAGTAATGGTAAGAGGTTTACCAGTATTGAAGAAGTTTTTATTGATGTACATAATAGTTGTTCTGAGAGCTTTGGTAGCTCTGGCGAATATACCGCTTTCCGCGTTACCAAACGAAGCAGAAACAATATCTCTGAACGTAGTCCAAGCACCAGCAAACGTCTTAGTCGTCTGATCAATAGCCATTCTACTAAGATGTGGCGTTTGACGTACGTAATCATTGATAGCCCTAACCGCATCTGCGGAACTGATTTGCCCGCGTCTGACCATATGTGCAAGTTGGTCACCAGTAACACGGAATTGCTTACCGAGAATCTCGTAGAGCGGGATATTATCCTGCGCCAACTGCTGCAAGAAGCGACCAGTAACGTGTCCAACGTTCATCATATGAGCAAATGCGAGAGTCGCTCTTTGCAAAGCAGGGCCAGTTGCCACACCTGCGCGAGCAAGCAAGTTACCTACATCACTCAGGAGGCTTCTAGTAGCAGTAAGATCATTATTAAAACCAGGCATAAGGCGCCTGGTCGCAAGAATAACGTCAGTAAATTCAAAAGGCGTTATAGCTGCATACAGATACATCTGTTTAACAGCATCAGTCGCCTTCTGTTGATCACCAAGTAGATTCGTGAGGGCGACTCTTGCTGTTTGAACAGCAGAATCATACTGGAAACCCATCTTAACTGCGGCTATTCCCATACCAACTAGAGCCAGAGTACCAAAGAATGTATATCTACGCAGGGTGTAAATACTCTGTGACAGTATGAAATTTTTCTTACTTGTTATAGCAGCGGCGTCACCTTGCTCTTTCGTAGCAAGAGCGAGCCGCTCAGTAGCAATAGCAGCCTTACCAAGCTCTCTAACGTACTGAGCGGCGCCCTTAAGCTCCAGAAGGACTCTAGCTCTTGCAGTTTCTGATAGTTGTCCGAATCCCATTATTTTTTAAATAGCTTGCTTACCGCTTCTGCAATCATAGCCGCTCTATTGCGGTCTATGATTATCTGCTTGTCGTAAATTCTTTTTGATACGTGCATCATCAATTGTCGGAGAGTTTCGTCTTTGGTTGTGAGAAACAGAATAGGGTCAAGACCAATAACTCCAATTTCGGAGGCAGCTTCAATTGCCTCCGTCGTCATTCCCCCATGTTCTGCCAAATCTCAGTAGTGACGTCTGCTTTAGCATTCATCAGCCACCGATTCAACTTCTCCATGTGAGTAAGAACCATGAACTCGTTATCACCAAAAAGAGCAAATAGAACGGCCCTAGAGTCATTAAGACCCTCTCCACCAATAACTTCCGCGAGTGCAGAATCAAACTTGATGGGATAACCGTTCATGTGTGGATCAAGTTCTACATATTCGTCACCAGTTTCAGGTGTCTGAACGTAGAAGCCCTGACAAAGCTCAATCATCGTATCAACACTTGTAAACAAGTTACGATTGTATTGATCTTTGTGTTCTCTCGCTACTCGACGAGCGATATCATCGAGAACTTTACCGTTATGAGGACGGAAATAACGGATATGTAGTCCTGAACGCTCGTAACCTTTCACAGCAATGTAAACATCACGAACTTCTTCAAGTTCGCGTTGTTCAGCTTTGATTAGGTCTACAAGCGAAACAGGTGTACCAGCGGTGACAACGGTATTCTCAGGATCAAATTCGCCTGTACCGTTGTCACCTTCTGGCACAAACTCTGGCTGCTCAACAAAACCCTTCGTGTTTTCTTCATCATCAGTCATGCTCTCTCCTTCAAGACTGAGTTGTTATTATCAGCTAACAGCCACGCTACCATCAGGTGCGATTTCAACTTCGAGAAGTGATGCGCCACTAGCTTCGGAATCAACTTCAGGAACAAGCACACGCTTGATAACACCAGTATACGTGATTGCTGTGTCTCTGAATCCGTCGGTAGTGAAACCATCCTTAGTATTCTTGTTGAGTGGCCTCTGATGAACAACGCAACGATTCTTACCAACATAACTCATAAGATTCGCTACTTTGTCGTGGTCACGTCCCTTGCGATAAATACGCTGCAAGGTAATATTACCGATGGTAACTCTGCCACCCAGTGAAAGAGGGTCAGCCATACCACCAGGATAATACTTAACATCTTCAGAATCTACTTCACCGCCGGTTTTCTTGTCCCATACTTCCCACGGTTCAAGCTTACCGACATTGTTGTAGATTTCAAGTGAGACTTCCCAAGTATCTTGACGAACGGGGAAAAGCTCTGGCAACTATCTCACCCCCTTAAAGAACCTGAGTAACCGGATACTTGACAATCTGAATCTTGATCCATTCAGCAAACGGAGCCATTCTTACGTAACAGGCAGCATGGAGTTCAAGATTCTGAATAGTGTCTGGTGTATTAACAGTCGGGCCTGTATCAACAAAGAAAGCTTCCTCAGGCGCAGCTCCGAAAAGTTCACCACGATCATAGTGATCCTTCAGAACAGAGACACACGTATCGTGAAGTCCACGTACTGCTGATCCACCAACACCATCGATTTCTGCAAACATATACGATTCTGCTGCATCATCGAGTTCAGATGAGATATCAGTATACAAACGAGCATTGCTGAACGGAAGCCAGTTGATATCCGCAACAGGATCGGCACAAGAGCGCCAACCATAAACGCGGATACCAGCAAGACGACGAATGACATTCACGCCAGCAGCGTTAAGCGTTTGGCGATCACTGTCATTCCAGTTAGGCTGGCTAAGATCAGTAGCAAACAAGCTGATACCAGCATCACCAGCAGAAGGACGATTGGTTCCAAGTGTAGGATCATTTCTTGCGATAAGACCAGCAATGAGTCCACAAGGAGGAACCGTCCTAGTTGTGCCAATCGATAGACCAGGAACAAATACCCACGGAGCAAACTTAGCAGCGAATCTACTACGAACGTTGATTGCTAGCAGAGTTGCGACCGTACCAGTGTTTGGCATATCGAGAAGTGCAACACGATTTCTAGCTTCTGCATGAGCGATTAGCTGATTCATACCAGTTGTAGTAGTTCTACCAGGTGCAGCAACTTGTCCAGGCCCAAGATCAGTAGTAATTCTATCAAGAGCGGCTTGCCATTGGGTATCGGTAACAGCCGCTCTATCATCATTACCAGCAGGTAGGACAGTTGCAGCAGCAACAGCCGGATTCAACGCACTAGCACCTAGTGTAATTCTGATGAAATCGCTATAAGCCGACCAAGCAACTGCGGAGCCTTGATCAACAAGATCACCAGAATCTTCGAGCAGAACGTTGGTAGTATCGTAAACCTGAATACGATACGTACCGCCAACACTACCAGCAGCTACAGCAACCTTATACTGGTTAGACCACGCACCAGGCCCATTAGCAGTAGCAACTAGGCTTACAGCAGCAGAACCATCCATAAGGTTAAGGCTACCACTAGTTGCAGCAGGCCCGACAACGCGAGCAATATACGCTCTACCTCCACCTTCGCGGAAGAACAATTCAAGCGTATCATACAGAGGACTGTAGCTGACTCTATTGCCAGATTTTTCTACAAGTTCACTAAGCCCATTAACTGGAAAAGCCTGATTAGTAGGGCCGCGTTCAGTCAAACCAGCAACAAAGAATGTCCCTGTATCAAGAACTGAACCGCTTGAGCCAGGAATATTCAGGAGACTTACTTCAACGCCAGGTCTACTCACAGATGATCACCACCTTCTTCAACCTGACTTCCTGTTTCTTGACTTTTCTTTTCTTGCGGCTGATCATTATTTTCAATGACATAGCCTTCACGCTCTGTTACAGGTTCCTCACCAATCAAAGCGCCTTCGTCCATAGCGCTCTTAATCTCGTCATCTTCTGTATCTGCATCCTCGATGAATTCTCCAGGCCCATACATTACGCGAGTATCGTTCGGGCCTGGAAACTCCCGAGCATACGTACCAACGTACCTCAGTTTTGTCATTGATCGATATCCTCTTTGATGAGATCAACTTGCGTAATGACGTGCTGAACCTTACCATATTCATAAGGCTCATGATCAGGTACATCTGGGCCGCTTCTTGAATTCATAACACCGTCACAAGAAACGACAAAGAAAACCTGTGCGGCTCTATACTGTTGAATTTGATCAGTGATTGGTAGATCATCGTATGTTTCTCCGACCCACCGAACGTTACCGATAAAATCAACATTAGCTGCAAGCTGTTGCATAACACATACTCTCGCAGCAGCGCCGTAGATTTTCACATGATCGACAGCGTTATCTTCCGTAGGCCCAGCAGTTGCGACACCTACACCTAGCTGCCAATCAGCAGTATACCAGCCTTCACCATCCATTGTTGGGACTTCGGCAAGACCTGGACTAATAACCACACATTTAGGAATCAGCTCACCTGGCAAAGCATCGAAGCTATTTCTATTTGTGTAATTGAGTGGGGCTTTAATAACCCCCACAGGAAGTCCGAGTTGCTTTTCTACTTCTCGAATGTAAGTAGGAAACCAAGTCTTAAGCATTTGTGTAGTTGCCAGCTCGATATGCGCTGGATTTATGATCTGCTTAAAGACTGGACTAACGGCGTCTGTCACCGAAATTCTCCGTTACATGATCGAGAACCCAACGATCCCAACGTAATTGATCTAGTTTGGTGAATTTAATAAACGGTCTGGCTGGTGTGTTATTCCTAGCAGATCCGGTTTGATGCACAACAGCAGCGGGACGTGTAGTACCAAACGTCACGGAGTTGTTTGTAACAACGTTAACCGAATACTTAGCTCCTTTAACAGTCAGCGATTTGAACAGATAGTCTTTTCCAGAATCGTAACCAGGACGAGAGCCTCTGGTTCTAAGTATAGCCGTACTACCTTTCCATCTCACTGTGGAGTTTTTTAGTTTAGCCCACGAACCCCCACCACGCCTACCATTACTGGAAAAAACTTTTTTCTCGATTTCCATCATATCTAGGGAAATTCGGCTCATCACAGGTCTTGTATGACGAGCCTGTTTTCCCATGTATTCGAGCTTCTTTGTTAAGTTCATCAAATCGCCGTGATCTGTAAACGCGAACTGCATTACAGTTGCATCCCAAGCGTAAAAGCTCTATCCGCATCATCGACCGGGAAGAAATCAAGATCAGACAACTCACCGCTAGTATTGATTTCTTCACCAGTACCGGGATCGTCGATAATGATTGTCCCAGCCACGATCTGATTTAATAGAGCCATAGCTTCGTCATAACGTTTCTGAGCGAAGCTATCGGGATCGATTATCAGACTTGTCTTAGCTGTCTGATTGAAATAGAGCTGACTCGCAATCAGTTTACCCGCAATTACTCTAACGGTTTCCGGTGTCGCATCAGGTGACGACCAGCTCATTAGCAGTTCACGCGAGATTGTATTGCTGAGATATCCCCGCACAATACGAGCAACGCTGATTTGCAACAGATCAGTGTTATCCTCTGTCGCAGCTACAACCGCCGCTACACCGTCAGGTGGTGGATCAGACGGTAGTTCAGCGTTGATATCGTCTAGGCTAGCTAGAATTTGTGACGAGGGAGTAGTCATTAGCTACCAGGGAGAGGCGGTGGATTACCAGGATTAGTAATAGCAGAAGGAGTCTGTCCAGTTGCCTGAGCAGATTCAGCCTTTGCCTTATCATCCTGTTCCTTCTTAGCAGCAGCTTCCTCAGCCTGTTGATCATGTTCAGACTTCTCAGGCTCCTGACCCTCCTCAGCAGGCTTATCAGGATCAAACCCTGTAAGCTCAACAGCTTCCTTAGCCCGCTCATCAAACATAGGCACAGTAGGCATTGAACCGGGCGGTTTTTCCTGAATAGGAGGAACACTACCGAAAGGGAGTGCCTGCATAAATTGCTCAGAAGCAGCTTCACGCAGTTGATCCCTTACAAACTCCACAGGTGAACGTGGATCAGTAGGATCGGTAAGAGGATATTCCTGCTCACGAACTGCTCCACTTGCGAGCAACTCATCGAAATCCTCATCATCGATACCAAGATCACCAGCAGAGACTTCCTCACCAGGGTGGAATGTCTTACGTCTACCCTTGTCATCAGCCTCGCTAGCAGTAAGCGTAGACCATGCGTATGCCATTATTCACCCCCTTAGAAAGAACCAGCAGAGAATGCGGTCTGGATGAGATAACCAGCAGAACCAGAAACGATCTTTGTATCATAGTTCCAAGAAACACGAACCAGATCAGACTTACGAGGCTCCTCACGCCAACGATCAGTAGGACGTGTGCTACCATCAGGATAGATCCAAGCAAACGTTTTACCAAACGTGAGAGTGCGCTGACCCGGAGTAGGATCAACAAGTCCGATCCACACATCTTTGCCCCAGAACTGAGTCATAACAGCGTTAGCATCGATGTTATTCGCAGAGTTGTACATCGAATCGGTAAGAATGATACGACCATCGAAACCAGTAAGCGTCTTGAATGCGTCAGGATTCGAGAGTGTGAAATTCTTGAAACGATCAACAACACGCGGATGATTCTCGATAAACGGTAGACCCAAAGCAGGCAAAGCAAGAGTATTCGGCCAACGACCCGTAACAGTACGAATCTGCCGCATACCCTTCATAATGTCGCTAACAGGATCAGAGGTAACAGTTGTAGCGATACCAGGCGTACCGTATGTGATGTTATCCCATTGCTGTGCGCCGGTAAGTGCTACAGTATTACCACCAGGATAGTTAGCGTTATTGCGGATAAGTGCGGATACCTTCGCTTCATGTGCAAGCAGGAGCGAACGAGTAACAAGCTCAGTAGCATCTTCCTCAGGATTAATAGTTAGAGAACCACCAAACGTAGGATCAGCAAGACCACCCTGAGAAGTAAGAGTCTGTCTTTCCTCATCCCATACCGGAGCCTGTAGTGAGTGCTCAAAGACCTCAAACACGTCACTAGACCACTTGCCTCCGGTGATCTCGTTAGCAACCGTTCCAGGCTGACGACGAGACTCATGCACTACCCAGTTAGAACGATCAAACACGCGATAACTACCGCTCTTAGTTCTAACCGGAGTTTGCGGCATCAACTCGATACCGTACAACGCCTGATCCTGATAACCAACTGAGAACTCAGTTAGAATAGGATCGACGTAAAGTGTACCGGGATCATACATTCTTGTTTTTCACCCCCTTAAGCGAGAGCGTTGCCCTGGTAAATCAACATCGAAATGCGATCACCAGCGTTGACAGCAGCATGACCAACACATCTACCAACAATACGCTTACCACTTGCGCCTACGATAGAACTAACACGACCGTCAGCTTCAAGCTGGCAACGAGCACCAACAGCAATTGCACCAGAAGCCTCAGCTTCTGTAATACCGATAAGCCTAACAGACGGCCCTTTACCCTTAGCAACCTCAGCAAGAGTAACACCAACCTGCGACCAACCAATAGGATCGTCTGCGATACCAGTAATAGGCCCGACTTCTTCAGTATTACCAGTGAACTTCACAGCTCTAAACTTGGTAACGGCTGCAACACAGCCATAACCCTTATCAAGAACGAAATTCCCTGTTGCCATTAATCTTCACCCCCTATGCAGAAGGCGTATTGGTATTGACAGGAACGGCGTTTACATACGCCTTGTAAAGATCAGGATACTTCTGTGCAGCTACGTTGAGTGCAGCCTTGAAATCCAGATTATCCTGCATCTGAATCTCCTTCACCCTAGCTGCAAACATCTTACGAGTGTTAGAGATACCCTCAGTCGTACCGAGATTGAGGTTATAGTCACCATTCAACTCACTAGGAGCACGAGAACTACCGCGCTCACCATACTCAACAAGACCACCCTGCGTAACAGTGTGGATACAACGTTCAAAGTCCTCCACAGATGCGGTTCCATCAGCGAAAGCAAGATGCATCTGCTTGACAGACTCCATAGCCAAAGACGACATACCCTGATTAGTAGGCTTGAGCTGATCACCAGACATTGCAGAGAACATCTTGACAGTCTCTACAAAGCTGTTAGCGCGATTCTCTCTAGCCTCTCTGAGAAGATGCTGATGCTGATCCCACATCTGGGGAAATTCCTTCTTAAGACGCTCATCCTCAGACGCAAGCTCCATAGAACTACGAATGTTTCTATGGTCATCAACAGCAGTTCTCAGGCTGTCATAGAAATCTTCCTCACTACAACCGAGAGAGATTCTAATAGACTCAAGCTGTTCAGGAGTCAAGCTATTACCCTCCCTTCGTGCTTGTGTAGAAACGGGTGGAGGCGGGTTAGGCGTAGGAGCATTTGGCCCATAAACAGGCAAATCATCCCTGCGCCAACCTTGCCTGATTGCAATATCATCGGAGCCATCCTCATCAGTTCTTGGTGCAGGAGGACTACCAGTACCCGGCTCCGAATGTTCATATTCTTTGCTTTCGAGATTGAGTGTGCCATTAGCAAATGTGAAGTATCCAGTGTTGGGTAATATTAGTTCGGGGCCACGTTCGCCAACTACGGCGGTACTGGCAGTACTAGTATTGTTGACAATCGTGATTCCTGGTCTAAGCTGATTAACAGAGGCGTGGTTGACAAGTTGAGATAGAGTTGAGATTCCGTCAATCATTCCATTTTCAAGTGCCTTTGTTGATGGCACTACTCTGCCTTGACCATAATTAGCTTCTACTTCATCAGTAGAAACACCACGACCAGCGGCAACGTGATTAACAAAATCTTGGTATAGGTCATCGATTACTTCTTGTCTGTAGGCGTTTCCTTCGGCAGATAGGGGTTCGTGCTCGTTCCCCTCTGTCTTGTATTTACCCGCAGAGATGAAAGTAAACTTGTGACCTTGTTGGGCATCAGCAACGGAGTAATCTTCGTGGACGGTATACGCACCGACACTACCTACCAATCCAGAGTGATTTGCAAACATTTCTGTTGCTTGCGAGCCGATCCAGTAAGCAGCACTACCAGCCATACTATTCGCGAAAGCGTAGATAGGCTTCTGTTCACGACCCTCCATCACCACCTGACCGACTTCTTTAACCATTTCAGAAGTTCCACCAGGAGAGTCGATATCGATGATCACAGAACTAACACTATCATCGTTCAGAGCTGCCTTAAGATCGCTAGCAAACATTTCGAGTGACGTAGCACCACTCATTTCTGTCAGCATGTTAGCCTTGCCAAACAACGGCCCTTGTAGAGATACGACACTCGTACTACCGATGCGTTTAATACGATGCTCATTTTCATCAGGAGCACGCATTTCAATGCCTCTAAGCCGAATAGCAAGCTCATCATCTGACAGTTTACCATTATTGATACGCTCATCCATGATAGCACAGATGACAGACAAAGCTTCGGGCGTCATCAACCACGGAGTTTCGCGAATCTTAGTTGCGATACGAAGATAGTCTCTCACTTAGGAGTAACAACCTCCTTTCTCATCCTCACAAGAGATTCCTTTTCTACCCATTTGGAATTAAGCGAATAACAATCTTCGATCAGGAACACGGTATGATTGTTCATTGATTCTTTGATGTAATATAAACGCACACCAGTCTTGAAATAGATTCCCTTTGTGTACGGGAATTTAACTCTTGGCTTACTGGGGAGCGTTTGCTGGTTTTCCCTTGAAACCTGTTCCACCCTTAACATCACCCTTCGGATTCGATCCGTTATTTTGGGCATTTGTATCGGTGGTTTTAGCTGGAGCCTGAATATCCTGACGCGGTGATGTACGAGCGGGCATATCGAATACGCGACGAACCCAATTCTCGGTATCGTCATCAAATTGAATCGCGCCCTGTGCAACGAGATTGGCAATAGCCGATCCCAACATTTGCAGATCACGTGTATCACCAATATTCCTTACCTTCAACTTCGGGAAATTCGTCGTAGGATAGTTCCAGACTACAAGCTCAGGGATTAGGTACATATTGATTTGATCAGTGATGTAATTTGCGACATATTTGAGTGACTTCATAAAGAGGTCTGTGCCAGCACCCGCAGTAGCACGACCGCCGCCGGAACTCTCTAAGCCTAGAAGAATAAACTGTGCCAAGACGTTTAGCAGAATCATCGCGTTATGTTCTTTTGCAGATGCGAGCACGTCTACAAGCTGACTTTCAACCTTTATGAAGTCAATCTCAATATTAGGCGTCTGCATGACAAATGCTTCTTCATTAATTCTCAAATTACGAAGCAATGTACGCATGATGATCTTGTCGTTTTGGTTGTAACCAGGCAGTAGTTTACCGCGAGGCACACCAATAGAATGACGCTCCTTTTGCACAGCGTCAATTTTATAGAAATGTGACTTGTAGTACCAGTGTGGGTAAGCAGTTCTGAGCAGCGATTTACCGCTTAGATCACCACCACGCTTCTGGAACGTGAAGATAATGATCTTCTGAACAGGCAGAGTAACATCCTGTGGCTGTCCACTAGCTCTAATCGCGCTCTGAATAAACTCAGCCGGCCCACCATTGTCGTCATAGTTAATCTCTTTAGCTGTGCTAGCAGGTCTAACACCTAGTTTCTTGAGCATAGTGTACTGACGACTATTGGCACCTTTTGCATTTGCAGACCAGGTACGCATCTCATAAACCTTCTCCATGACGCTATAACCATCGACATACATATATAGAATGTCGTCTAGCGCCGTCAAGAAGGGAGCTGACATACCTTCCATAAGATTTGCGGTAATAAATTGCGCGATTTCAATATCGATCGGCTCTGCACTATGAGGCTCGACATAGAATTCGGCGCCAAGAACCGGCATCTTAGCCACTCTAATACTAACATTGACACCAGCATCGTTCATCATCGAGCCATACGTAAGAGTACGCTGGAAAGGTGTCAGTAGATCAGGTACAGTCTCACGTATGCTAGTAGGCTGAGACGAGCCAAGCTCGCTATCAAGCAACGGCGGCTCAATCTGGACACCTTGCAAGCCTTTCGCAGTAAAGGTACTAGGCTTACCCGCCTTATGTGGCGAAACTGATGGTGCGGGTGCCGCCATCAAAGGCTCCACAGGTGAGAGTTCAGCAGCTTGATTGGTCAAATCAGCTACGTCCTGCTCAGTAGCCTGTGAAAGTATAACACTAGTTGGTACAGCTGGTTTACCTGGTTTTCTGCTGAAAAAACCCATTACGGCAGCGCCCATTTCTTTCTTAGATAACCTTCAACCGTCTGACGATCGGTGTCGGTTAGTTTATGGTCGTAAGCGATCACTTCAGCTACATCACCATGCCAGTAGCGCGGCGCGTATGTACGGTCAAGTCCGATTTGAAGCGAGAAATTGGTATAAGGCTGATCTCTACACAAACTCAGTTGTGCCCATGTTTGCATTGGTGCTTGCAAACTAGCGTCAAGCACACCATTGTAGCGATATTCTAATCCTGTTCCACCGCCACCAGGCGGATACCACACATTTGAGCCTGCTGTACCAAGAAGCAGATATTGATCGTAGGCACCAAGCAAGCCATTATAGTCAGGGAAAGCATTAGCGTCAAACATCGCCACGGCGAAGAAGTGACCATATGGCCCAGCGCCAGTAAAGTCTGTCAAAACATTATCGCCGTTGTGAGTGTAGTGTACTACCTTTAATCCATTACGACCATTGACTTTGCAACTCGGCGGTGATCCGGCAAGGAAAGCAGGTCTTGATTCAAGGTGATGACTGTTACCAGAAAGATCAGGCCACGGACTAACGAGAGCACTATCAGCTAAACTAAGCTGAGAAGCATCATACCAACTCCCTAATCCCGCAATTTTCTTAGGTGTCCAACCGTCATACACCTTCACACTACCCATATATGCGCGGTCAGCTATTTGCGCCCCAAGAGCTAGCTTGTCAGGCTGCTGAGTAGGTGAAATTACTGGTGTCATCTGTTCTCTTTAGCCTACAATCACATAAAGCGTGTTAGCGTTCTTGGGTGTAAGTGCGTCATATGCAGCTTGTGTCATCTGAACAACAGACGGTGGCCCTGTAGCTCCTGTCGCACCCGGCGTTCCTTGAGCACCAGTTGGGCCTTGGTCACCTTTAACACCTGTTAAACCTTGTGGGCCTTGCAAACCTTGAATACCTTGCGGCCCTTGTGGGCCTACTGGCCCTTCTATACCCTGTGGCCCAGGTGGGCCTTGTACGTTACTAACACCTGGCACACCTTGTGGCCCTGGTGGGCCAGTATCACCAGGCGGCCCAGGTGGGCCAGACATAACAACTGCACCAGTTTGTACGATATCTACTTGAGGAGTAGCAGTAATGAGTACGTCAGCCGGCTCAGTTTCATCAACCACGTCAAACGTGTTTAAGCCCGTACTAACGTCAAATGAGTTCACAGGGTCACGTCCTGAGTGACAGTTACTCTACCAGCGATAACCGTCTTAATGTCGCCAGTAGGGTACGTTACCTGCAAATCCCAAACACCATTCACAATCTCAGGAGGCCAATTAGTCCATTCAGCGGCATCTATAGAAACATCGATTATGTTTGGCGCAGTAATATCACAAACCAACGTACTAGCCAGTGTACCATCTGGTGCATCACGGATTTCTGCACTAGCCGTACAACCAGTTAAATCAGCAGGCTGTGTTTTCTGGCTATTAGTCCACAATTTAAACTGCCAATGGTCAGTATCACCACGGTACAAAGCAAGGCTATAAGTACCGGGCAGGCTCATGGTGTTTACTTAAAACCCCCACAGGTGGTGCTAGACAGGCCCATAAAGCATTCCAGTCCCGAGGTCATGTGTAAGGCTAATACTTGTGTCTAGGCTACCACTAATAACACCAAGCTGACGCATAGCCATTTCGTGCATATACTCGCTTTCTGAGCCTGCGTACTGTTGTCCGTACAAATCTTCTAGGTGTGTACCCGCGCCAAGCACAAAATACGGCCCCATAAAATACCGAAATGCGTCGGCTGCGTGGTCATCTACCTTATGCTGGATATTCTTGTCTCCCGCGTGCTCCTGAATATCCATGCTAGTAGCAGTACGAGTCTCTTTAACGTGCAATTGGCCCATCTGCCTAATCAAGTTAGTGCAGCTAGGGTCAACGTAAATCTTAGGTTGTCCAGTGTCGCTATCGGGCTTAAGCATACGCTTGATTAGCTCCACACTATGCTTCCACGGCACATCAATGCTAGCCGGGAACCCAATCGTAAGCGCCAAAGTAGCCGCTTCATCTGCGCCTCGTGGATCACCCCACATACCATCTACATGGTATCCAGCTGGGTTTTGCCTGTCACGGATATAGACACCGTGTTCAAACGTGCTTTCACCGCTCAGATAGTACTCTCGCCATACCAAAACGTCGTCATTAGGCGTAACCATGATATCCAAACAAACGAATGGGTTAGCATATCCATAGTCAAACGCCATGAAGTTAGAATATGCGGGGTTATAAGTAATCGGCCTAACGTGGATACTTGGATCCCATTCGTCGTAAATGCTACCTGTTACCGCCGTAAATAGCGCACCATACTCCTGATCAAACCAAATACGACTGACGCGCTTTTTGATACGCTGGATTTCAGTATTTTCAAAACCGCCAGGATATCTGACAGGGTTAGTCCAGCTAGGTAGATGCCAAGAACGATAAGTGTCGTGATTGCGGGTATCTTGTCCAGCTTCAAACAGCCCGTGTACCCAATTGAACCCCTTAGGTGTAGTGGGGAAGTCTGCTGTACCTAGCAAGTCTGACAACGCCGGCTCTACGAACTGTTCCCACGTAGATATATGATGTCTAGCTGCCTCAGACATAATAGCATGACTAAGACCTTCACCAAGCAGCGAGTCCTGCCTTTCCGCGGATACGACTTCTATAATGGCACCCCACGGTGTTTCGATACGCATATTGCCCTGCTTAACTTGATAGCTGGACTTGCAGTATCGAAGCAGGCCGAGTTTCTTGTAATCTCCATAGACTACGCGAAACTCTTTTTCCCCCAGCTTATAGGTAGGCCCACATACCCAATTATAGGAGTCAGGCACGAATGACTTGTGTGTCATTCTATGACCCGCTGCTTGGCTTTTTCCCCATCTGCGCCCACAGATGGGAATGTTAAACCGGCTATCTGATTTGCAATATTCCCACTGATTCTTTGAGTGTGGTTTGAACTGTAGCAGCTCAAACAAAGCAGGCATTGTTATGCCTGGTTCAGCTAGTGGGATTGCTTGTGCCATTAAAGTGGTGGGTTACGGTTTAATGTCGGGCAGGTTGTCGAACGCCTCACTGATTTTAGCTGTGGGGACGTTAGACAGTTGCTTTAGGAACTGCTTGACAGGATCGCCGTCTTGCTTAGTATTCGCAAGAGCCTCAATAACGACAAACTTAGCAGCGTTGAGTTTTACTGATTCGGAATATGCGTTGTTGCTGAGGAATACGATCTGTGCAGCCGCAGCAGGCAGGTTCTTCTTGAAGAAATCGCGTGTGTATTCCTCGCAATTCTCAGGCGCTTCTACGACTTGAGCCTCAAATTCCTGAGCCAAAGCTTGAGCATACTTGTTAAGCTCCTCTTGCAGCTTTTCCTCAGTAAGCTCTCCAGCGTCAGCTAGATCACTAAGCTCATTGTAATCAGGCTCGTTTTCGGGGGTATTATTTGGTTCGTTGTTATTCTGATTCTCCATCATTTTCCTCGTCTGTTTCATCTGGAGTAGGCACCTCGGGTGCTTCAGGCGCTTCAGGTGTGTCAGGCTGTGCAGGATCTACAGGCCCCATAGGTGGGTTGGGTGGGGGACTCTGCGGTTCCGTAGTACCCGGGGTTTCTGACATTTCATTGACTCCTTTGGTTTATGGCGCACTTCTACCAGTTCGATTCTAGCACGTTACGCAGTTAGGTGCGGGTTACTGTGGTTCTGAAAGGTCTGAGAGAACTGAATACTGTAAACCTGCATAATTTGTGAGGTTGCTAATACTGCATTTACGACCGAATGTTTTGGGGCCTCTTATAACATCTGAGAATACACGTCGGCATAGTGCCTGTGAAGCTTTACAGTCTCTTTACAAGATCCAAACACCATGCTTACAATGTTTGCACGGTCTTTACAATTGAGCTGGTACCCTGTACGTAGTACAGCAGAGTCAGTCAACACAAAAGAAAGAGGTTAGTCATGCCCCGCACAGAGTCCTACGCTACGCTCGTCAAGTTTGACCCGATTACGGGTAGCTGGTTCAACTACCGTGACTTCGCTACGGCGGATGAGGCACTGTCCTACGCTCAGGACAGGACGATTTTCTACTCTGACTATGAGGGTATGCCTCTCAGGTATCGTATCGAGACTGTTACTGAGTACTGCGAAGCGGTCTAAGATCACTCTAATGGGGGATACCATCGCAGGTATCCCGCGCTAGACTGATACTAGTCAGTCAGTAAGGCAATCCAACCAGTAAGGAGACAATCCAATGAGGGATCTGGACAGCATCCAAGCGCAGGACAATGCGCGTAGGGCGATGCAGGCCGATGATCTGATCAAGCTTGCAAGCGCCTACTATGGTGCCCCGGACAGTTATCACGTGTCACGCGGTATCACTGGTGAGCCTAGTGAGGCTAACCGTCAGCATCGCGCAAGTGATGATTGCTGGAATCGCGGGATGCGCGGTAAAACGTTCGGAGTCGCTGAGAAGGGTGCAGCGGCGCACACTGTCAAGGTTACCCGCGATGGTGTCACCACAATTAAGGATGCGCGCAGCTACCGTGAGGTTGCTATCGCGACAAAACAACGCAAGCATCGCGCAGCTAGCGCCGCTGACAACCGCAGGGCGCTGATGAATACTCTGCCTAGCATCCATAGCTAGCAGGTAGCGTAGGGTGGGAAACCGCCCTACACTACAAATCCCCCATATGGGTGATTCGTAGTGTAGACTCTACTGCTACACTTGTCTTACAACCAATCGAACGGAGGACAGAAATGATCAAGGCAAAACGGGAAAAGCTTATCGCGGAACTGCTCGATACGGGCATCGCGGGAGACGAGCAAGAGCTAGAGTACATGCTCGAAGATATGGGCATCACTCTCGACGATATCGAGAATGGAGACTGGTACTGAGCGAATCCCCCTTATGGGGGGTTACGCTAACAGTCTGGCTATGCTAGACTGTTAATGTAACCCACTACAGAACGGGAGAACAGAAATGGATTTCGACAAGTGTTTGGATCACATCACTAAGGCCGCTGGTTACCTGCGTGATGGTATGATCACAGAGGATGAAATGCGCGGAATCGCGCTGGTGTCCATCATCGAGTATACTAACGAGAACTTCGTCTATACGGGTGACATTCCCGTCATCACGGCTAGCTGATGATCGAACTAGCCTACATGCTCACCATCGGGCCTATCGTAGCCTGTATCATCCTCTGGGCTATCGTAGCCTCACAATTCTCGAAGGGACGGTAAACAATGAATACCTTTAAGACAGATCCGCTTGCGAAAGAGCGCTACGAAAAGATGATTGACGCGCGTATCTCGCGTCTACAGGAAGCTTTCGAGATCCAGCCGCATACAGGTCACAAGCCTGGACACAAATACCCAAAAGGGTGATGCTAACGGAGCATAGTCATGCTATGCTCTACTAGCACCATCAAACAGCGGTAAACAACGGGAAGGAACAGATGGCTAAGACAAGTATGCGCCCTGAAGTGAAGGCGCAGAAAATGAAAAACAACAAAACCGCAAACTTGCCTGTGAAATGCAAGCATTGTGATAAAGAAGCGGTAGTTTTCCGTGGCACTTTCCAAAACCGCGTCAAAATGTGCTACGATCACTTTGCAAACCCCCCACAGAGTGCGGCGCAAATCCTGCTAGCATCATACGGACTAATCTAAGCGGAATCAGCGCTAGAACAAGCCTGTTTGAAGGCTAAAAAGACTTCAGAATACAAGGTAATTGTAAACAATTTGTTAAGT